AAACGGAACTGTTGGTCCGGGAAGATTAACTTTCTTCACTGGAAGTACTGAGGCTATGACCTTGAGCGGTCCGGTTTCAGCTTTGAGCTCGTCTATTCTTCCCCCAGTGCCGCTCAGGTTCAAGTGTACTAGAGGAAAGGTCAGGCTTTCTCCTGCGTTCGTCGGACAGCAAGGGTCTGAAGAGATAGCAGATTCAAGATATTACTGGGGATGCAAATTTGATTCCATTCCAAGAACAGGATCGTTATCAAATGCAGTTCTAAACTCGAATGCCTCAACCGAGGTGAACGGATTATTTAGATCATATTCTAAATTCTTAGGAATAAAGAAGCTAGATACACTCGTCACAGGCGCCGGAGCAGATGAATTTAATTGCAATAAGTTCACATTAGCTCGAGTTGCTCTTAAAAATTCAGTTCAACAGTCTAATGGCCTAGATAACCTTGGTGCCACTGCAAATAATGCAATAACTGGAACAGTTAAAGAGCACATTCTTGAGACAGCCTATATTAGAAATGGATCTCCTGATCTTGCGACGTATGCCGTGAGTGACGGATACATCACGAAGAGAGTAACATTCGCCACACTATTGGCTATGACATCATCTCTATACTTTAATAAGTTTGTTGACTATTCTAAGTTTACAAACATGATGTACGGCGGATTCAATGGTGTCAATATTCTTGACAAGGATATGGCCAGAATGGATGACAGAGCTTCTTCTGGTGACACAGGAGGAAAGGCTGTTGCATCTCCTGATATTGGCTTAAAGATGGGCGATGACAATGCATTTGGAATAGGAAAGACAAATAACATCATAGCATCATATAGGACAGCAGCAAGAATTCTTACAGATCCTATGTCTTCTCGAGCAAACCTCATAGCAATTCCAGGGATCAGAGATACAGCACTTACAGACTATGTCCTTGGTCAGCTTGAGGATTACGGAAAGGGATTCTATATAATGGAGATTCCAGGATACGACTCTTCTGGAAATAGAATCTTTGCTGGAACTGGACTAGCTAGCGTTACAAAGACACTAGAAGATCTTGAGTCCAGAGCACTAGACAACAATTATGCCGCCGCATATTTCCCAGATGTTACGATAAATGATCCAATTAACAATCAACTTGTCGATGTACCAGCATCAGTTGCTGTAATCGGAGCTATAGGATTTAGTGATAATGTTTCCTATCCATGGTTCGCGCCAGCAGGATTCAATAGAGGGTCTCTTGACTTTGTAACAAATGTACGTGTTAGATTAAACCAGGCTGATAGAGATGAGCTGTATGACGCTAGAATCAATCCAATAGCCACATTCCCTCGAGCAGGATTTGTTATCTTTGGACAGAAGACCCTCCAGCAGGCAAGAACTTCTCTTGATCGTGTTAATGTAAGAAGAATGCTTCTAGAGGTCAAACGAATAATTGTTGATGTTGCGAACAAGATAGTCTTTGAGCAGAACACTCCTGAGACAAGAGCTAGATTTATCGCTCAGTCCACACCTCTTCTAGCTCTTGTTCAGAGCCAGCAAGGAATTGATCAATTTAAGGTAGTAATGGATGCAAGCAATAACACACAAGAGGATGTAGAAAATAACATTCTCAATGGAAGAATAGTGGTTGTTCCCACAAGAGCCGTAGAGTTCATAGCTATAGACTTTATCATCACTAATGCTGGAGTAAGTTTTGAGTAACGGATACATATTGATAGAATCTTTAGGAGAGATAAATGGCTGAGACAGTTTTTAACAGTGCCGGTGTTACAGCAACTGAAATCGATCTTTCAGCACCTACAGTTGCAGGTCCTGTTGGGACTCCAGCGGGTGTAGTGGGAACTGCTAATCAGGGACCAGCATTCGTTCCTGTAACCGTAGCTAACTATAGAAATTTTTCTCGCATATTTGGAAACACAGATGGTGAAAAGTTTGGACCTCTTGCTGTTAGTCAATTTTTAAAGAACGCGCAGGCTTTAACTTATATTAGAGTTCTTGGTGTCGGAGATGCAAAGAAGAGAAATACTAGCACTGGAAAGGTAAACAGGGCTGGATTTGTTGTGGGATCACAGCAGATAGATGATAGAGGTACAGTTGCAAGAAATCCTTACGCAACTAGCCCATATAGTGATCTGGGAAGAACATACTTTCTAGGATGCTTCCTATCTGACTCAGCTGGGTCTTCATTGCTTAAAGACGCAGGAATATCAGGAGATACTAAATTAGGCGGAACAGGATCTCACCCGATTATACGAGGTGTTCTCATGGCTCCGTCTGGTGTCATACTGGGGCTGTCTGGAACAAGTAATGGAAGCAATGTAGTTGGAACAGGTGCTGTAACAGCATCTGCAACAAATGGTCAAACTAGCACAGGGTTCGCATACGGCGGAGCTATGACAGGAACACTAAATCTTGCGACGCAGAATTTTGTCATGCTTCTAAATGGGCACAAGGCCACCGGTGAGGGTCCAAATATAATCACAGCATCATTTGACCTAGAGTCTCCAGCTTACTTTGGAAATGTGTTTAACACAGATCCTCTCGAGATGGAAAAGAAGGGACATCTTCTTTATGCAAGATACGATATCCACCCAGCATTTGTAACAGCAACTGGATCAGGAGTAATTAAAAACAACTATTACTCACATGCAGCTAAGGGAACCCAGGAAGATATCGCATTCCTACTAACAAGCTCGTTAGCTAGAAATACAGGAAATGCATCAGTTCCAGACTATGAGTCATTCCAAGATAGATTCAAGGCTCCAAGATCACCCGCAGTTATATCGCAGGATTTTGCTGGAACGAAGCACAGTCTGTTCAGGGTGTTCTCTATATCAGATGGATCATTTACCAACGACCTTTTCAAGATTTCAATTGAAAATATTAAGCCTTCTCTGGTAGACTCCTATGAATATGGAACGTTTGATCTCATTGTTAGATCATTTGATGACACTGATGAGGAGAAGAGACCCCTAGAGTCTTACAGAGGATTGTCCCTTGATCCTTCTAGTGATAAGTTTATAGCAAGAGTCATTGGAGATCAAAATACATACTTTGACTTCGATCAGGCCACAGCGTCACAGAAGATAGTTGTACAGGGTAATCATCCAGTTATATCTAATTACATTAGAATAGAACAGAGTAATGCACTTAAAGCAGGAGAGCTTCCGAAGTCATCACTTCCGATGGGCTTTAGAGGTCTCGATCACCTTGTAACATCTGGAAGCAATATTCTATGTACAGTTAGTCAGTCTGCAGGACTTGGAGCGAATGCGCGGGAGAGGTTCCAGGGACAGGCAGGTCTGGATTCATATCTAAGAGCCGTTACACCGCCCGTTCAGTTTAGAGAAAATGTAGCAATAGGAACAGCTCCCAATAAAAATACAAACTCATCACTTTACTGGGGATGTCAATTTTCTAGAAAGGTTTCAGTTTCAAAGACCAATCTTTCTTCAGTTCAAGACAATACATGGAGATCTAGAGTAAAATACTTCCCAGATTTCGCACTATCTAATAGAAACTTTTCTGTTGGAAACAATGCTGGCGTCGCAGATTCAAATGGAACAGTTTTAGACTGTGATAGATTTAATAATAATATTTTCTCACTAGAAAGAATTCAGGTTAGAACCGGTTCTGATACCATTGCAGATGTTAATGAGTGGGTTAGCGCATCTTATGTGAGAAACGGATCTATTACAGCAAATACGGGAAACAAGACTAGGGCATTAAAGGTCTCGGATCTAAAGACGCAAGGAAATAGAAGGTTTTCAAAGTTCACATTTGTTCTTCAAGGTGGCTTTGATGGAACTGATATGTTCAACCAGGATAGAATGGATCTTTCAAATGCAGCTGCTAAGAGAGAGATGGATGATGAGACAAATCAGGGCGGCACAAATGGACCCACAGTAGCAGCATATAGAAAAGCTGTTGACATGATGGGAACTAAATCTGATGTTGACATAAACCTTCTTGTGATTCCTGGAATTAGACAGGCAGCTGTTACAAATTATGCAATAGATGCTATTGAGAATAGATTTGATGCGCTCTATATCATGGATATTGAGGAAAGAGATGAAATCAATACAGTAATAACGTCATCCGTCTCTAATCCAAGTGTAGCTTACACAGTAGCAGCCTTTAAGAATAGAGGGTTAAATTCATCCTTTGCATCAGCTTATTTCCCAGATGTCATTATGACAGATCCTACGACAAATACAAATGTTCAAGCTCCTCCTTCAGTTGCTGTTCTTGGTGCCTTTGCTATCAATGACGCTGTTGGATATCCGTGGTTCGCACCTGCTGGATTTACAAGAGGAGCTCTAAAGGATTCGCTATATTCAAAGGTGCCTGTCAGCAAGGCAAACATGGACACGCTTTATGATGCAGATATAAACCCAATCACTGCATTCCCAGGAACTGGATTAATGGTATTTGGTCAAAAGACACTTCTTGCAACAGACTCTTCTCTAGACAGGGTTAATGTTAGAAGGCTTCTCATAAATGTGAGAAGATCTGTCAGACGTGTCGCAAACACCATGTTATTTGAGCCAAATAGGCAGGAGACTCTTGATAGGTTTAATGCTCTTGTTACACCCATTTTACAGAGTGTACAGGAGAGAAGTGGTGTTGATAGATACAAGGTTGTAATCGATGCAACAACAACAACGCAGGCTGATATTGAGAATAACACCCTAAGGGGCAAGATATTCTTACAGCCTACACGTACAGCAGAATTTATAGCACTTGACTTTGTTGTAACAAATGCAGGAGATGCATTCCAAAATGCATAGAATAAATTTTGCAAGCTAGATACTTAAGAATGATAAACTCTTTAGGAGATAGAAGAAATGGCTGAGACGTTATCCGTCACCGATATGTTACCTAATAAATTTGAGCCCAAAAGGCAGTTTAGGTGGATTTTTGCGATAGAAGGTATTGATGCCTTTTTGATGAAAACAACTAGTAGACCTAAATTTACACTGGCTCAAAAGGAAATTCCCTGGATAAATGCAAAGCGTTATGTATCAGGGAGGCTCACATTTGACCCGATCGCACTCACACTGTATGATCCGATTGCACCATCAGGAGCACAACAGGTCATGGAGTGGATTAGAACGCACTATGAGTCTGTATCTGGTCGTGCTGGATACGCAGACTTCTATAAGCGTGACTGCCAGCTAAAGCTTTTAGATCCAATTGGAACAGTTGTAGAGCTTTGGGATATAAAGGGTGCATTTTTACAGGATGCAACATTTAATAACCTTACCTATGAAAATGAATCAGACCCTGTAGAGATCGCTATCACGCTTCGGTATGATAACGCTGTTTTGCAATACTGATACTCACGATTCTTTTATTTAAAGCCCTCCTATTAAGGAGGGCTTTTTTATTTTAATTTACCTTTACATAGAACCCAGTATATTTTTAGAATAAAGAAAGAGGAAATTTTGTCGGATCATCAAGGTGTTCAAACACACAATGTAATGAAAGATGACTTTGGTTGGGATGTTCCTGTAGAGGGAGTTCCGGTTCCATCTGAGGGAAAAGTGTATTCTGAGGGATCTGGGCTTCACAATAAAAATCTTCTTCACATAAGATCTATGACAGCTCGTGATGAGGATATACTTGCTTCTCGAGCCCTTATTCAGCAAGGCATAGTAATAACAACTTTGCTCGAATCTTGCTTAGTTGAAAAAGATATAGATGTTAGAGATATGCTTATCGGAGATAGAAATGCTCTGATGGTATCTGTTAGGATCACAGGATATGGGACATCGTATAATGCAGAGGTAAATTGTCCGGAATGTGGAAAAAAGAGCAGCCAGAATTTTGACCTATCAAACCTAGAGATAAAGCGTCTAACATTAGATCCAGTTAGACAAGGAGAGAATGTATTCTCATTTAAGCTTCCCGTAACTGGGAAGGAAGTTCACTTCAGATTCCTAAGGGGGGCTGATGAGGAAGAGATGAATCTGACGGCGGAACGTCGCAGAAAGATGATGCCTGATGCAAAGATTGATAGTCTTGTCACATCCAGACTGGAGCAATTAATTGTTTCAATTGAGGGAGTAAGTGATAGGAATAAGATAAACGCATTCGTTAAAGACATGCCAGCGCTAGACTCTAGAAAGTTAAGAACATTTATAGAGAATCATGAGCCCGGAATTGACATGTCTGTATGGATGAGTTGCGCTCAATGCAACCAGGAATCTCGTGTATCTCTTCCGATCGGCGCCGGGTTTTTTTGGCCCACGGACTGAGTGGAGAGAGTCTTTTCTAGAAGAAGCGTTTCTACTTCAATATCATCTCAATATGAGCTATTCTGATGTAAGAAACCTTCCTGTAACATACAGGCGATGGTTCATAAGTCGTCTGGGTTCTGAATTCAAGAAGAGGTCAGATGCTAGAAAGAAAAGCAGAGGCCAGCAAAGTCAGGACACCCAGACAAGCATGCAAGATAATATGAAAGCTATCGATGAAATGATCAAGGCTTCGGGTGAAAAGAGCTTTAAGTGATCTTCGTTTACTGAATATGTATAGTCGGAGGCGCGTGTGGCTGATACCAGAGAGCTACAAGAACAAAAGAGGCTTGTAGATGCAGTCAACGCATCAATACGTGGTGTTAATGAAGCTCTAAAGCAGCAGATTCGCATACATGATCTTATAAGGCAGAAGGCTGAAGGCGCAGCTCTAGATCTAGCAGCAACAGATGCAGAGATATCAGCGCTGCTGGGAAGTGCAGGATCTGATTTAGAAGCAGGGGCAAGTAGATTCTCTTCTGGAATGAGTAGCTTTGAATCATCAACAGCCGCTGCTGGTAGCGGAGTTGCAGGTCTGGGTGAGGTTCTAGAGGGTTTTGCTAAGAATGTTGAGAGAACATTTGACGGTGCTGGAAAGGCTATTTCTGGATACGTTGACAAAGATGTTCGACAGGCTGTAGGGGATATTCAAAGACAGTTTGGCGGCCTTGGAGATGATATCAATCAGGGTGCAAATAATCAATCCGCGGCGATGAGAGAGCTTGTCAGTGACACGTACGAAATGTATGTGAATACGACAAATGATGCCTACATGGTCCAAGATCAAGGGCTTCAGTTTGCATTTGACAATCTAGGCGATCTTATGGGATATTTCACAGAGCTATCTGGAGATCCAATAAATGCACTTGCAATGACACGTGACGCATCAAAAGAGATGGTCATCGAGATGGGAATGTTTGGCAAGGGCCTAGGGCTAACGCAGGCTGAGGTGGGAACATTCGTTCAACGTCAGATAAGCCTAACAGGAAAGGCTGGAACTGATATGCTTCAGGAGGCTGCAGCCGCCGCGAAGGGAATTGAACTTAGAACCGGTATATCATCAAAGCTGATATCTAAAAACGTCCATGGAATAATGGAAGATACCAAAAACTTTGGAAATGTGACTGTTCAGGAGGCTGCAAGAATCTCCACAGCTCTTCTTCAGATAGGAATAGATTACTCAGATCTTGGAAATATGCTCGGTAAGTTCCAAGGATTTGATCAAGCTGCTGGAACAGTTAGCAATCTAACCTCTGTATTCGGTCTTCAGATGGATGCAATGGCCATGATGGAGTCTGCAAATACCGATCAGGATAAGTTCCTAAGGGATATGAGAGAGAGCTTCCTGGCAGCAGGCAAGTCAGTTGACACATTAACCCTCTATGAGAAGAGATTTATTCAGGAGCAGCTGGCGCTTAAGGATGTTGAGTCAGTTGAGAGACTTTTAGATCCGAGAGCAGCAATAAGCGGAATGGAGGATCTAGCAGCTGCATCAGAGGAGATGGATCCAGAGGAGGCACTCAAATCTGTAAAAGATGACATCGACATGATCAGAGATGCATCTGAGCTGACAGCCGAGGCACTAGCGACAATGGCACGAAGAGGTATAATGGCTCCTTTCCAGGATGCCGCGCTATCTATTGAGCAAGACGCTGTAAAAATGGCGGGATCTTTAACACAGCTAGGAACTGGTAAGGGAGCAGAGGCGGTCAAAGAACTGGGACAGTCTGCTGAGGGAATAACGGCTGGATTTGAAACTGCATTTGAAACCGTGGAAACAAAATTTACTGAGCTAATTGAATCCATGAAGAGAAAGCTAGAGGAGTCAGGTCTTCTTGGTGAGTCTGAGTCAAAGACATCTGCAAGATTCAGGGCTGCGTGGGACTTGAGCTTAGAGAGAGTAGATGATGCCACAGGACAGACATTTAATAATATGACAGAGATCGCCACAAAGGAACTCAAAAAACAGCTAAAGACATCAGGATCTGTTTACAATGAGATGGCGAAACAGGTGGGAAGACTAGGATCAAGCTATTCTGATCTAACAGAGGAAGAGAGAAAATCTCTAGCAGATAGGATGAAGCTGGGAGAGGACTGGGAGAAAGAGCTTGAGATGATATTCAATAGTCAGGCAGCTGCTACAGAGAGGCAGGTCATGAGTGATCAAGATACTGCCAGAGCTCTTTTAGAACAGGTGAAGGCTGAAGGCGGTGAACTCGGAGCAGATACACTTGCTAGTGTTACAGCTATGCTTCCTGCAAAGCCAGAAGAGATAAGAGATTTTGTAGCGGGCGGCACTACGACGTGGGAGAAGCTAGCTAGCTCTGCTGAGGCATCTCGTCAATCAGCCCAGGCACAGGCTGAAGCAGCGGCACGTGCAGAAGCTGATGGCGACGAAGGTGGCGCCGGAGGTCGACCCACTACAGAAGGGGGCTATCTTAAAGAAATACACATGACCGTTCGACAGATCCTTTCTATTCTTCCTCTTCTTCAGCCACAGGAAGAGTCCGGAGGAATAATTGAAAGTGCTCTTTCAGCTGCTGCTGCTACAGCAGAGGAAGGAACAGTTGTTGTCGCAGGAATTCTTGAGAGAATAGCAGACTTAACAGGCATCAATTTTGGAGGTGAAGAGGCTAGTCCCGAAGACGGCGAAACAGGAGAAGTTGCAAGTGTTCTTGCACTAAATGCTGATAGAGCACAGGAAGAATCCGGAGCGCTTGTTGGACAGCTCGAATTAATACGAGAGACAAATGACCTAATTGCTGCTTCAGCACTAGAGCAAAGCGTAGAAACTGTTAACCATCTAATGGCAATAAAAGAATTATTAACAGCTGCAAACACAGCTGCACAGACATCAGAAATTCCTGTTCAGCTAACCATACAGCTGGGTAGAGAGAAATTAGAGCAGGTATTGGGAATAGAGCCTGGAGAAACAATAGTTACATTTGGAAATGTAGAATAGTGAGAGAAGTATGTCATTAATAGATAAGGTTCGTAATAATCCCCTGTACAGAAGCTGTGCTGAGAAGTTAAGTGATGAAGATCGTGAAAAGCTTGAGAATGACATGATGAGGATATTAGAGGGATATGAGAGATTCATTAATGATTTTGGTGAAAAAATATCAACAGATGATGGATTTCAAAATGTGGTAGAAAATCTTGACCACTTAACGTCTGAGGATGGTATAAAGGGATGGCAAGAGAAAAACTAAAAGACTTTTTAAGATCAATTGGAGCGACATCTGATATGATCTCATATACCATCGATGATGAGGACTTTGATGGTCTTGCAAAAGTTGGAGATGATTTGGGCATAGATCCGGAAACAGGACAGCCTCTCGTAGATCTTAATGTAGAGGCGATCGGTATGCTAGGAGATTATGCAAAATTCATAGTAGATATCTCAGATAATTTATTTACTGTAGAAGGAGGAAACAAAGAGGCGGCTTCAGGAAATCGTGGAGACAGCATTGTTCTAGCAGAAAATACGGGTGTTACAAGACCGTTTATAAGTCAAGGTGAGACTCTTGGAAGTGTTATGTCATCCTATTCAAACAGTGGAATATTTGGTGAGGATCTTGATAAGATACTAGACAAGACGGGAAAAGTGAGTCCGAAGATGAAGTATGACGGAACAGAGGTGGTTAATGGTGGACCTCTGAGATCAGGAAATACTTTATTGAGTAGTATC